TCGTGATGGTCAGCCTGTCTTCCTATTTCTATGAAGAACCAACTTGTAAACATTGTAGAGTTATCCCACGAATGTCTATAGTCGATTGGCGAACCTGTTTCTCTAATTAAACCATAATGCTCTAAATAGTTTAATGCTTCTAATTCGAAGTTAGAGATTAACCATAGTAATGCCATACATGCGATACCTGTCCATGCTCCTGCAAACCAGAATAATGCGATTGTTGGTAATGACATTGCATAACCACGAATCCAACGATTCTGCCAAGACAAGAATGGAACACCTAATCTTTTTAATCTTTGTTTTTCCATTGTGTATAGGAATTTACTTTGACCAAAATATGACTTAGGTAAATGTGCATATAAACTTCTACCTCTTGGAGCTGTTGCAGGGTCATTTTCACACCCTAACTCTAAGTGATGATTGTATACATGTGCATAACAGAAATGTGAAGAACCACTTAACGCCATCATCCAACGAGCGATAAGAAAACTAAATCCTTTAGTATGTGCAAGTTCATGTCCATAGATAATTCCTATTCCAGCAAATATACCAGAAGACAAAACTGCACCTAATAGTTCAACACCTGCCATACCATTGTATATCTGATAGGCAAGTACACATTGTAATGCTATGAATACAGGTAACATCAAATACATTGTCACATTCATTAATGTTGGATTTGCATTTGTATCACCTTCATCATCAAATCCAGCACCCATGGTTTGTTTAGTATGTAAAGTATCAATAATAATACCCACACCTAACAAGAATACACCTGTCCAAACCCATGGTCCACCAGCTAATACACCAAACAAAGTTGCTAGTATTAATAGTGGAGCTATGAAGTAACGAGCATTGATAAATAATTTCTTTAACATATCAACCTCCTTAGGTTATTAATCGGAAATATAATATCAAGTTACTGATAATATTTATCTATATTAACATATCCACCAATTATAATCAAGATGTACAGAATATGTACAAATAAATCTGTACAAGGAAAATCTAATTGATTTTTATTATAAATACTAGAAAACAAGGATAATTAGTATGGCGATACCAACAAGTAAATCAACATTTAAATCATATTGTCTTAGAGCTCTAGGATTTGGCGTTATTGATATTAATGTATCAGATGACCAAGCAGATGACAGAATAGATGAGGCATTACAATATTTTGCTCAATATCATTATGATGGTGTTGAAAAGATGTATCTAAAATATAAGATTACTGAAGCAGATATTACAAGAGCTCGTGGAAACACCACAACAACATCTGCTGATACAGTAGATAGTTCTATCACTGGTAGTTTTAAAGAAGGTAATAATTTTATACCTATGCCTTCTTCTGTTGTATCTGTAGTTCAAATATTTAATTTTGATGAGGCTCAAACAAATAGTATGTTTGATATTCGTTATCAATTAAGATTAAATGACTTGTATGATTTTTCATCTACATCAATTATACATTATGAAATGACTATGCAACAATTAGATATGTTATCACATATACTTACTGGTGAAGTTCCAATTCGTTTTAATCAACATCAAAATAGATTATACTTAGATATGAATTGGGAAGAAGTGACTGCAGATGAACATTTAATTATAGAATGTTATCGTAAAATAGACCCAGCAACATTTACAGATATCTTTGATGATATCTATTTAAAAAGATATGCAACAGCATTAATTAAAAAACAATGGGGAGCAAACCTCTCTAAATTTAACGGAGTAGCAACTTTAGGTGGGGTAACAATGAATGGTGAACAAATTTATTCTCAAGCAATTGAAGAAATACAAAGACTAGAAGAACAAATTCAATTATCTTTCGAAACACCTATAGACTACATGATAGGATAAGGTTATGGCAGTTAACAAGGCCTTCCATACAAATAACAGTACAGCTATTACATCAGAAAAAAATCTGTATAGTGATTTAGTAAAAGAGGCTATACAAATTTTTGGTCATGATGTTTATTACATAGACAGAACGACTGTTGCCATTGATAATGTTTTAGGTGAAGATTCACTTAGTAAATTTACTTCACAAGTTCCTATCGAAATGTATGTTGAAAATGCAGAAGGTGGATACGAAGGTGAAAAAGAATTGATGACACAATTCGGTTTAGAAAATAGAAACGAATTAACCTTAGTAGTACACAAAGAAAGATTTCAAGATTTAACAAAACAAATACAAATAGAAAGTGGAACAGATAGTACAGGTGGTTCTATATTATTAGAATCTGGCACAATCGACCAATCAGGTAATTCATCTGAATTAGAAACTATAACAACAGGTAGTGATTTTTATATACTTACAGAAACAGATGCAGTAAGTACAGACAGACCTTTAGAGGGTGATTTAGTTTATCATCCCATACTAGGTAAAATATTTGAAGTTAGTTTTGTAGACCATGATGAACCATTTCATCAGTTAGATAATAATCCAATTTATAAATTAAATTGTAAACAGTATGAGTATTCATCTGATGCACTTGATACAGGTATTACAGATATTGATAGTATAGAAGATACTGAAAGTAGAAACACAAGAGATTTCGAATTTACATTAGAACAATCAACAGCTCAGAATGAAGAAATAAATATACAACATGCTAGAAGTAATTTTGGTTTACTGTTAGAAGAAACTGATGGCGATAATATAATAGGTGAAGATGATGAAACATCGGTAGGTACAAGTATTCTATTAGAGAATTCTGCTGATACAGGTGATGATTCATATCTATTAACAGAAGACTATATAGTAGGGGATTATGTGCAAGATAAGACAGCACAAAATGAATTATTTGATAAACTAGATGATAATGTATTAGACTTCTCTGAATCTAATCCATTTGGTGATGCAGGAGTATACGCATAATGTTAGGAAACAGACAATTTTATCACGAAACAGTCAGAAGTATTATTGTAGGGTTTGGTACTCTATTTAATGATATACATGTTGTTCGTAAAAATAATAGTGGTGTAATTACACAATCTATGAAAGTGCCTTTGGCATATGGGCCAAAACAAAAATGGTTAACAAGACTTGACCAAGATGCTGGACTAGACAGTAAAGTTGCAATTACATTACCCAGACTAGGTTTTGAAATACAAGACTTAGCATATGACCCTGCAAGAAAATTAAATCGTGTGCAAAAATTTAAAAAAGTAAAATCAAGCACAAGTGATGCTAATAAAATGGATTCACAGTATATGCCTGTTCCTTATAATTTAAATATACAATTATATGCAATGGCAAAAAATTCTGATGATGCTTTACAAATGGTAGAACAAATACTTCCATATTTCCAACCAGATTATACTTTAACAATTAAGGATATGGAAGACATGGGTATTGCAAGAGATATTCCTATTGTATTAAACAGTATTAATTATGAAGATAATTATCGTGGTGACTATACAGAAAGAAGAGCAATCATGTATACTTTAGATTTTACTACTAAGTTTTATCTATATGGCCCTGTCACATCTAGTAAAGTTATTAAGACTGTACAAGTTGACCAATATACAGATATGCCAAGTGCAGCTCCTAAGAGAGAACAAAGATATACTGCAACACCAAATCCAACATCTGCTGATGCTGATGATGATTTCGGATTTAATGAAACAACATCTTTTTATCAAGATGCAAAAAACTATAATACTGAAACAGGTGAAGATGAATAATGAGCAACAAAACGAAAGATATTCTAGATGAAATTCTAGATGTTGAAGAATCGACAACAGAGCTTGTTGAAAAAAAACCAAGCACTCTAATCAAAAGAGATAATACCCTTGAAGATGTTGATACTGATTATAAATATCAGAGAGAGAATTTTTATAATTTAATAGAGAGAGGACAAGATGCCATTGATGGTATATTGGAAGTGGCACAACAATCTGACCATCCTAGAGCATTTGAAGTAGCAGGTAATCTTATATCACAAGTTGCTGATGTAACAGAAAAACTTGGAAAGTTACAATCTGCTATGAAAAGATTAAAAGAAGTTCCTAGTAATGCACCGAAAAATGTAACGAATGCATTGTATGTAGGTTCTACTGCTGAACTTCAAAAATTACTAAAGAAAGATAAGGAGAAATAATTATGGATTTATCTTTTATTACAGCAGACTTATTAAATGATATAAGTTGGTTTGATGGTATAATTTATATTATACTAGGTCTTATAATATATGCTGCAGTAAGGTATATCAATAAAAAAATATAATGGCTACAGATGTCAATCAATATCTAGGTAATCCACTTCTAAAGAAAGCTAATGTTTCTGTAGAGTTTACGAAAGAACAAATACTAGAATATCAAAAGTGTATGGATAACCCTATTCATTTCATACAAGAGCATATGAAAATTGTATCTCTTGATGAAGGTCTTGTGCCATTTAAAATGTATGACTTTCAAAAACACATGGTACAAACATTCCATGATAATCGTTTTACAATCTGTAAACTTCCTAGACAGTCTGGTAAGTCAACAACAATTATTGCATATCTATTACATTATGTTTTATTTAATCCAAATGTAAATGTTGCTATACTTGCAAACAAATCATCTACTGCTAGAGATATACTAGGTAGATTACAATTAGGATATGAGAATTTACCTAAATGGTTACAACAAGGTGTAATCTCATGGAACAAAGGAAGTTTAGATTTAGAGAATGGTTCAAGTATTCTTGCAGCATCCACATCGGCAAGTGCGATTCGTGGTGGTTCATACAACATTATATTCCTTGATGAGTTTGCATATGTACCATCAACATTGGCTGAAGAATTTTTTAGTTCTGTATATCCTACAATATCATCTGGTAAATCTACAAAAGTAATGATAGTATCAACACCACATGGTATGAATATGTTTTATAAATTATGGACAGATGCACAAAGTAAAAAAAATGATTACATTCCATTAGAAGTGCATTGGTCAGAAGTACCTGGTCGTGATGAAGTATGGAAAGAAGAAACTATACGAAATACTTCGCAGTCACAATTTAATTCAGAGTTTGAATGTGAGTTCTTAGGTTCTATTGATACATTGATTGCTCCACATAAATTAAAACAGATGCCTTATATTGATGCAATACAAAGTAATGCAGACTTAGATATATTCGAAAGACCAGACCCAAAGAAAACTTATTTTCTTACTGCTGATGTTTCACGAGGAACATCACAGGATTACTCAGCATTTTTAGTATTAGATGTAACAGAAATGCCATATAGAGTAGTTGCAAAATATAGAAACAATGAAATTAAACCTTTAATGTTTCCACATAAAATATACGAAGTTGCAAAAGCATATAATGAATGTTTTGTATTAGTCGAAGTAAATGATATAGGAGAACAAGTTGCAAATGCTTTACAATATGATTTAGAATATGATAATTTAGTCATGGCATCTATGAGAGGTCGTGCTGGTCAAATATTAGGAGCAGGATTCTCTGGTGGTAAGGCACAGTTAGGAGTAAGAACTACTAAGGCAGTTAAAAGAATAGGATGTTCGAATCTAAAACAATTAATAGAATCAGATAAACTATTAATACCAGACTATGATATTATGAGTGAGTTATCTACATTTATTGTAAAAGGTTCTTCATGGCAAGCAGATGATGGTTGTACAGATGATTTAGTTGCATGTCTATTCATATTTGCATGGGCAGTTGACCAAGTATACTTTAAAGAATTAACTGATAATGATATCCGAGAAAGAATGTATGCTGAACAAAAAGAACAGTTAGAACAAGACATGGCTCCATTTGGATTTGTAGATAATGGAATAGATGAACCAGAAGTAGAAGTGGATGAGTATGGAACTAGGTGGACTACAGTCGTTAGAGACCATAATTCAGATTGGTAATATGAGTGAAATAACTAATATAGAAGACGCTATAAAAAGCAAAAAAGTAAGAGAAAAACTTACTAAAGAAAAAGATGAACTAGAATTAGAGATTCTTATATTACAAAAAAAGTTAGAGGTAGTAGAGGGATTTTTAGATGGTAATATAAAAGATGTTGATTGGCATAACAAACCACCAATGAGTTCTGCAGATATTAAAAAAATATATGAAGACTATATGAAAAATGACTATTGGAAAGATAAGTAAGTTATAAAAAGGTTGGGTCTAGTAAATCGTTTTCAATCTTAATCATACAATTAGAACACACTATCTTAGAAGAATCTATTAGTCTTTTTACAGTTTTTCTACTTTCATTATTCATTCCTACTCTTTTAATAGTCTTACGAATCTCTTTATCATGAGGATAAAATCTTAAACAAGCTATTTCAGGTTCACCACAATGTACACATTTGGTATTTTCTAAATATTGATTTAAAGAAGAAACTCTTTTACGATAGTTTCTTTTTGTAACTTCTTTAATAGTTTTTTTATACTTTTTGTAATGCTCACTAGACATAATTCTATTTATATGTTTAGCAACATATAAAAACAGATTCTAGAATACAATTTTTTTATAAATATAACGAAAGAACATAAAGAATAAACTTTATAATTAATAGGAGTAAGTCAATGGCGTTTTTAGTGTCACCAGGCGTACAAGTAAATGAAGTCGATTTAACCAATGTTGTACCTGCCGTTGCAACTAGTATTGGTGCAATTGCTGGAGCTTTTGAGAAAGGTCCTGTATCATCAATCGTTAATATCTCTAGTGAAGAAGAACTAGTTGAGATATTCGGTAAACCTAAAACAACAGGTAATCAATTCGAAACATTTTTTAGTGCCGCAAATTTTTTAAAATATACAGATTCATTAAAGGTCGTTAGAGCAGAAAGTGCTATAGTAAATGCTGGAGCAAACTCTGGTATACTAATTAGAGATTTAGACCATTATGATGCAAGTTTCTCAACAGGACAAGGTTCTCATGGAGAATGGGCTGCAAGAACTGCTGGAACATGGGGCAACTCATTAAGAGTAGAGATATGTGCTGAATCATCTGCATACGAACAAGATTTAAGTACAAATAACTTAGTAAACACATCAACATCTGCTGTAGGTGATACATCTATTGTAGTAGATGATGCTGATGCTTCAGGTTATGCATTTAATGTAGGTGATTTAATATCATTCTATTCAGATACAGCAAACACAGTATCAGTAGATGACTTTAATGAATATCAAGTTACTGCAATCAATACATCAACAAACGCATTAACAATTCGTTTAAAAGATGACCCTGCAGGTGCTGGTTTACAAACTGCAATCCCAGATGATTCAAAAATTAAAAGACGCTGGAAATATGCTGATTTATTCTCGGGCGCACCAGGCACATCAGAATATAATACAAACAATGGTCGTGGTTCTAATGATGAACTTCATGTTGTTGTTGCTGATGCTGATGGTAAAATAACAGGATTCGATACAGATACAGCTGGAAATAGAACAAAAGCTGTTATCGAAACATTTGGTAATATGTCTAAAAACTCATCTGCTAAATCACCACAAGGTGATAGTATTTACTACCCAGATGTAATTAGAGCTAAATCAAGTTTCATTTATTGGACAGACCACATAAGTGCTGGTAGTAACTGGGGAACAGACACTACAACAACATATACAGAGGTTATTCCAATAACTATTGATACTCTAACAGGTGGAACAGATGACTATTCTACTACTGCTGGAGAAATCGAAGTTGCGTATGATAAATTTAAAGATACAGAATCAGAAGATATCAATTTAGTTATCGGTGGTTCATCAAGTATCGTTGCTGATACATCTACAGGTCATGATACTCATGT